AGCAGCCTTAGCACTGTCAGCTATCTGAGGCATAAGCTGTTTAATCTCAGCACGTACAGTCTGTTGTACGCCTGTGGAGACATTAATATTTTGAGTTACGTTAATAACTTCACCACCTACACCCTGACCTTTAGTGTGATCTACGATAGTCTCTCTAGGGTGTAGCATAGCCATAAAGCCACCCTTACCGTCTAAGCCACCTGATCTTGGGCCTGAGCCTGTGTATCCACCACCGTCAAAACCACCTGAAGGTAAGTTTGGCCCTTGTACTGGCCCAGCTAAGGCACCCATTATACCGCCTTTAATAGATTGAACCATTTGCTCTACTACAAATATTCTGTAAAGCTCTTTGATAATATCCCTAGCCATAGCTTTGAAGGAATCTGTTACTGAAGTAGTACCATCCACTACAGACATAAAGAAGTCATCGAAGGGTGCAGCTAATTGGTCAGCAGTACTCTTTAGCTTTTCAGTTTCTTCGTTTTGCTTCTGAATAGCTACCCTTAACTTCTCTCTTTGTTCTAGCTCTCGTTGTCTCTCAGCCTGTCTAGCGGCAGCTTCAGCTTTCCTTGCGGCGGCGGCAGCTATCCTATCTCTCTCAGTTTGACCTTGACCAAGTTGGTTCATAGAGGCTTGCATAGCTCGCATGAAACTTAATTCATTAGCTTTTGCAGTTGCAATATTGTCAGCCTCTTCTCTTAGTTGTTGGCTAGTAGTTAATTGCTCTCTTAATATAGCAGCGTTTTCTACATTAATATTGTTCTGAGCTATGTACTCTTCTAACTTCATTAGCTCAAGTTGATTCATGCCTCTCGCTAAAGACTGCTCATCTTGGTGGAAATTGTTCTTAACTGTTAATAAATCTATTTCTTCTTGTAAAGTTTGAAACCTTGTGTCGTAAGCATCTTGAGTCTTCTTTTCTTCAGCAATAACCTCTTGTGCCTTCTTTATTTTGAGAGCTTTAATTCTCTCTTCCATCTGAGACACTTCATCAAATCGCTTTTGAGCAGCCGCTTGGTTAGCCGCATTAACAGCCTTATTACTTGCTTCAGCAGATTCAGTAGCTGCTTTTTGTCGTAATAGTCTCACTCTTTTAGTAGATTCTTTTACATCAGATTCAGCTTTTTTCAACTGCGATTCTAAAGTTTCTATCCCAAATATATCAGTAAAAATAGTTGACTTGAGTAGCCTTGGGGCTTTATTAGTCTCTTCTAAAGCCTTTTTAACCCTGTCTAATTCTTTTCTAGCTGTTGTTAAATCCTTTTTTGCTTTCTCAAGAGACTCAGAAGATAAGAGTTCCTCAACAGTCATACCTGCTGCTGCTGCTCTTTGAGTAAGGACAAACTTCTCAAGAGCTTTGTCTAGGCTTTCTATCGTACTTTTAGCTGCATTAGCTGACTTTGCTGTCTTATCTAAAGCCTCATTGCTTCTCAACCAGTAAGCACCAAAGGCTGTTACTAGAGGAATAATAATACCGAGACTAGCAGATAAAGCAATAGCAGCACGAGCCGTTATGCCAAGCTGGGTAGCTACAAGGGGTAGAACACCTACAAGCTGAGAAGCCTGTTGACCAAAGGCTACAAAACCGTTTGTTCCAGATTGTATTTGTACTATGAAGTCACTTACTTGATAACCTAGCTGTTGAGTTGCAACGCCCATGTTACTAGATCTCTTTTGAGCAAGTAAAGCACCCTGACCAAACTTGTTAAAAGCGACATTGGAAGTTTCCCCAAACACTTTCATTCGGGAATTTACCACATCAAACGAAGCCTTACTCTCTCTGGCAAACTTCTTAGTCTCGTTTGTTGCTTTTACTAACTGGGAAATATCTACCCCAACAGTTACATCAGCTTGTGCCATTTGCCATACCCATAAAGACTACATCTACACATTTAACAGCTTCTACTTCCCAAGCAGATAAAGGTGTTTCAGTAAGCTCCTTCCATGTTTTAATTTCTTGATAACTTAGCGGGTTGGGGCCAGAGAAGCCCATACTTCTGCCATTACTTAATGCAATAAAGGCAGACCAAACATGAGACATAAGCAATGGGAAGTCGGGGCCATCTAATGCTTTTGGTCTGTGTCCAGTCTGCCTCTCTACTTGCTCTAAATGTTCACGTTCTGATGTGCCTGACTTGTCGGGCTTACTGACAGAGAACTCATGTTCTGCATACTCAACAAGATCCCTAATCAAGCCTTCATAAAACTTAAGTAGTTTGCAACTTCTTCTTCTATTTGGCCTTTAATCCAGAAGACCTCTTGATAGACCTCTTCAGCTTTCTTAATAGACAGCTTAGGGTTTTCACCTTTATACAATAAGTGCCACTCTTTTGTAGTTTTAGCTAAAAGCTCTATACCTACTCGATCTAGTTCTTCTGCTGTAAACTCCATCCTACCCTTACTCTGGGATTGCTTAAGGCGTTTGTTGGTTTGCTCATAAAGCACTTTTTTATACTCTTTAGAGTGTGGTGCATAAATTGTGATAGTCATAGGTTTCTTCTCGTCATCACACAAAACACTGCCATCTGAAGGGTGCGTTAAGGTAACAACTACAACATCACTTGTCGGGGTTAAATCTAGTAAGTCCATGTCGAGTTTCCTTATCGGGGTTAAAATTGTCGGGTTAGTAATTAAAGGGGAAGCATCAGACCCGACACCAATGCCTCCCCACCCTAGCTAGGGAACTTATGCAGAGCGAGTAATAACTAAGTTACTTGCGTCTGTCGTGTTGTAGAGTGCTACGAATGACATAGAGATGACACGGCTAGTTGGGCCATCTACACCTACGTCTGCACTGTTAATCTTAGCCCGTGGGAATGCGAATTTAAGGGTATTGCTACCATCGCCCACAGTTACCTCAAGCTCAGTTTCTGTTTCATTTAAGAAGCGGTTGATTAGTGACGCATCCTCAAAGTAAGCTGAAAGAGTACCTTCTATTTCTGCACGACCAACTTCTAATTGTGGCGCACTATCACTGCCAATTACAAAGGTAGGTGCGAAAGAGTTAGTCAGGGTAAAGTCCATACCAGTTACGATAGCTGATGTAGAGGGTGTACCATTGACGTTACCAATAGCTAATGTACCTGAGTAAGCATCAAATGGAGCAGCACCTGATGCAGCATTCTGTGTCTTCTCAGTAGCACTCATGGTCATGTCTTTACCAACCATACCGTAGGTAGCTGTTACCATCTGATTAGGGGCTAGAGAGATACCCATAGTAGAAACTGTCATACCTGTAAACAAACGAGCTTGGTCGATGTCAGCAGCATAATCTTCGATAGAGAAGAACTTAGGTGCTGTACCAACCTTAAGGACGTTATTTGACCAAGTGGACAACATAGCTGATTCTAGGAATGCATCGTAGTCAGCATCACGTAAGTCAGCTACAATATCACCAGCAGCTTGACGGTTACCATGACGGTCAACCCGAGGCATACGGTCAGCTTGGATGTCAGTACCAGCTACACGATCTTTGCTTAAGTTTAAAGAGTGTGTGCTGAAGGGTAAGTTTGTAAAGTTACCAGCGGGAGTCGTACCAAATGTGCTTTCCACAATGAACGATAGACTGGAACGAGAACCTTGTGCGAAGGCCATGTTGTATTCTCCTAATTGTTATAGACGTACCATCCGATATTAATCGGAACGTAGTACCAAGGCGCATCTAAGAAACCTTGCTGTCTTTCAGCGTAGTCTATAGATACAGTTATTGTTTCATCCCCAGAGTAGGAGATTTTAGTGGTTGCTTCAAAAGCCTCTAGGATAGTGTTAGCTAAGGCATCAGCAGCGGCGGGGCCATTACCTTCTGGGGTGTAGGCAGTTACAACAAACACACCATCGTATCTCTGTTGTGGGTTTAAACCTCTTACAGCGGGTCTACGAAGTGTCGGGAGGAAATTAGTTTGTAGGTAACTTGTACCTGTCGTTGGGCTAAATGAGACATTCTCATAAGCTATCCCACTAGGTAAATTAGAGGTATTAGCTAACTTGTTCTCAAGCGCTGCACGTATGTCATTATAGATACTAGCCACGGTTATACTTTCTCTTTAGTTGGGTAAACACAAAGTAGCCATTAGTTCTGGGCCAACCTTCTCCACGTTCAACATCACGGGCATGAGGACTATTGTTACGAAGTTCTATACGTGTAGTATCTAGTAACGAAGGTATTCTTTCTATATCTTGAATAAGATTACTTAGACCCTCATTCATCTTAGCTACAGCGTTTTGATTTCTAGGCTTACCTTTTGAGCTTTTACCTCTGGGTCTACCAGCACCCACATTAAATGAGAAAGATGTTACATATGCACCAGTATCTACAGGAACTCTTATTGTACCTAAACCGACAGCATCAACTGCCATATCTGTTAGCTTGCGCTCTACTTGTTGTTCAGCTAGTTGTTTAAGACCATCTATCTTTCTTTGTAGGGAAGGCATGACCTTTAATTGAGTTCTCATTATTCTCTCACATCACACAAGAAACAAATCTTGACCCCATTAGAAAATATAGTAACAACAGAAATGACATTAACTGTGTCACCGTTACCAATAATCTGATCTTCGTCATCGGGTTCTACTTCTAAT